CCGGAAGCTGTCGAGTTGGCGAACGCTGTGGCCCCGAAGGTCAGACGAACTAGCTTGGTGCCTGTCAGCGCGCCGTCTACGGCTGGCTGCGTGCCTGTGTAGATGTCGATGAAGCCGCTGTTGAGCAAGGCCGCCAGGGCGTCGACAGCAGCCTTAACGCCAACGTCATAAGTCTCAGGACTGTTCGGCATCTTCGTCCTCCGTTACGCCAATGCCGAACGCTGGAAGGCGAAAGCCGCCCTCACATGTAATGAGCTTCGGCTGGCTACTGACCTCGTCGTCCTGATGTTCCTGATCCATCGCCTGCTCCTGTGGACGGCTTAGGCGCACTAGGCGGTGACTGCCTAGGGAGGCCTGCTTGACCTGACTGCTGACCTTGCGGTGCTTGGTTCATCATCTGCTGGTACTGTTCGGGGGTAATCTGGCCATCCTTCAGCGCCTGGAGAATGTCCTCAGGCGTACCGGGCAAGTCGTTCGGGTTGGTCTTGGCCATCTGCGGGTTCATACCCTGTGGCGGGTTAACTAGGCGAGAGGTTGCCGGGTCAGCCGGCGGGAGACCCATCTCTTCCCGGATCTGGTTCTCAAGGGGTTCGTCGGGAACGATGATGCCCGCGCCGACGTAGTTCCTCATCGCGAACGAGTACGTGCGCCAGTCTTCCTGCTCGCCGATCCTCTTGACCGTGAGCCGCGGATAACGCACTCCAGCCCAGTTCATGTCAACGAGTTGCGGGATGGCATACGAGTTGTACACGTCAGTAACGATGTCGGCTGTGAACCTAGTCGCCTTGAGAAACAGCGTCTGGTCAGCCTCGTCGGTTTTCTCATGTGGGTTCAGGAACTGGCCGAGGATCTGCTTCTCGATCTGCGTGTCATGGTGCTCGATCGACTGAATGCAGTTGACGGGATGACCCTTGAGCTCCGCAAACGTGAGCGACCAGTTCGGCGGCAATACCACGTGCGCACGATCGTTGACCCGAAGGTTGCGTCCCAGGGCATCGGCGTTGGCTAGATCCTGAGGACTGTATCCCACAGGGAGCTGGATCACTGGGACGCCGATGCCGTGACGTTCCTTTTGGATCGCGTCTATCTTGTAGAGATTGTCCTTGTAGTACCAGTGCTTGTAAGCAGAACGGAGCAGGGAGATACCCTCGATATTGCCAGCTTCCTTATCAAACGAGAAGACCAGAAGCTTGTTGATTGGGATATTGACCCACTGCTCATAGCCTTGGAAGACACCTCCCTGTAGACTAGGAATGTACACAGGTGGTGCCCATAGGTCAACCGATAGAGGTCCGCCCTCGTAATCGAAGAACCATTCCTTGACGTCCATGGGGTGACGAGGCGCCAGCTTCTGCCAGACGATTTTACCTCGAGCATCCGGATCATTGGTGATGTGCTCCCCTGGCGCAAACACCTTCTCGAAAATGTAATAGCCGAAGTCCAACATGAGCAGAGCCTCGGTCAGCGTCTGTGGCCAAGACGTGCTCATCCACTGCGTCAGGTTCATCCAGACGAAGTTGGCAATCATCTTGTCCTTGGAAGACTGTGACGCTGGAGACATGGTCCATTGCCCAGCTAGGACAGGCGTCTTTGCCAGCCGCAGCGACCCCCGGACAGTACCGTCGGACTTGCGCATCCGGTCGTAGATCCGAAGCCCCTTGATGCCGTATAGGTCCCGGTTGTACTCGCGGCGAACCCAGGACGTGAAAGGCGACGGGACAGTACTTCCCAGTTCGTTGCCAATCCCTGGGACAGGGGCGCCCAACCCGACTCCCAGGCCTTTGGCGAGGTCCACTCGGGGGTGAACTCGCATAGTGCCGGTCTCGGCACCAAACCCGACCTTGGAGTCTGCTGGAGGATCGAATCGCAGACTCTCTTGGCTAGAGCCGTCAGTGGTTCCAGGAGCGATCTGAGCCTGTCGACCACGACGTTGAACGCCTGTACGAGCTCGGAGAGTTGAGTCTGCCAACTGTCTGCTGGTGAGCTGTTCTGCGGCATGAGCATCCCCTCTCTGCGCCATCTGGTATAGGGCTACGTCTTCCTGGCTACCCAGGTACCTGCGCGGTGCTGGACCTGCAGCACCTTCCAGAATTTGGTCTGCTGCACCACCAGGAGGTGCCATGACAATGAAGGCATCAGGACCCTGGTGAGCAATGACCGGCTCGTAACCACCATCTAGCAGGTCTTGAAGGTTGACTCGAGGCAAGTCTCTAAAGTCCACGACGCCTCCCAACAATCCAGTACGCGGCAAAGTAGGAGGCGAAGATGGCTAGAGCTATGATCAGACCCCAGCCCCGCATTGGCGGATTCCAACTCCAGGTCCAGTCCCAGTCAGAAAACAATGTCATCACTCCCGCCCAGAGAGAAGAACCCACCGGAACCAGAAGAGGCGTTCATGAGAGCTGCGAACGCGTTCTGTTCCCGCATGGCGTTCCGCTCCGCGGCTGCCTTCGGCGAGAGCTCCACAGGGGCAGCGGAAACCATGTCCTGCGACAGATGCTGACCTGCAGCACCCAGCTTGAACAGACAAAGGAGGGCATACCGCATAGCGTCAATGGTGTGGTCTTCGACCTTATTGCCTAGCTCAGGGACGTTCTGACCCTTCACCGGCTCTTTTGACCGGTAGTTGTTGAGCTCCCGGATATGGTCTTTACAGTCCCAGCTGACGTAGTACCGAGGCTCCTCAATCGGTGCGCCCCACTTATCCCGATCGACTTCTCGGGGCCGCATGAAGTGCGCCATAAAGTCAATGCCGTCACGCCAAGTAAAGAGAGACTTGAGCTCGGGAGGAGCCCAGCACTGGATGAACATCTTGTGCTTGGCGAAGGCTCGCGACACTTCTTCCGCGGCAGCAGGGTCCGCAGGGTCTCCAAACGTCAAGTTGACGTGGTAGTTCGGGGGCTGGTCGCGTGCCATCATCAGGTCGACGTGGTCGTTAATCGTCTTGTATTTCTTGTAGTGCACTCGCCAGACGTAGATCTCGTCTCTCGGGGAGACCTGGAACTCGACAGCAGCCAAGGGATTCGTGTAACCCCAGTCAAAGGCGATGTAGTTCGGCCATGCGGGGATGAACTTGTACTCGCCGGTCAGAACGTGCCGGGTCTCATCCCACTCGGGGAAAATCTTACCGACAAAGGAAGCGAAGTCCGCGCCGATCTCCTGCTGGAACCATTCCGGCTCGCTGGTGTCTAGTAGGAGCTGGATCTCATCGTCAGCATAGCCCGCTGGATAGACATGGCTGTTCTCCCAGCTAGGGAAACGCCAGGACTGATAGATCCCGCGGAACTTGTCACGACGACCAAGCTGCCAGAGGTCGTGAAGCCAATTGAAACCTTCGGGAGTGGTGGGAAAATCCGCGCCACCTCGACGGTCAGCCAGAGCGGGACGTATATAGCGCTCCCACGTCTCCTTCTTATGCTTCGCCGCCTCTGACATGATGACGTGATCGAGCGCCTCACCGACCAAATACTCCGGGTGTTCGGCAGAGCGACACTCCACGCGAGTACCCCAGGGCAGCTGAATGAACATGTCGCCGGCCCGCTTGGAATACGCCTTCTTGACACGCTTGTCGCGGCCCAAGCCCTGTTGCACAATGAGGGCATTCCACACCACGCGAAATTCCTTCTCGGCAAGGTCATACGTCGGCCCCACAATCCAGACCATCTTGTTCGGCTTGAGAAGGTGCTTGGGCGTAACATCCATGCCCGCCATCGTGCTCTTGCCAAACCTTCGTCCGCAGCATGGAACCCGGAAGCGCGCGTTCGAGGCATGGTACTCGATCTGGCGCGGGTGCGGCTTGTACCCCACCTTCTGCCAGAATGCGCTCGTTACCGGATCGATAGCCACAGGGGGTCAGCTCCGCTTGTCTGCCTGGGCGAGCTTGTGGATCGAGGCGAGGAACTCCGCAAGAGAGTCTTCCTGCTGGTCCTTTCCCGCTGGGCCAATCACGCGATCGAGGATCATCCCGGCAGCCGAGAGCCTTGTCCTTTCGGACATCCCATTTGCCGCCAGGTCCACCAGCGTAGCCGCTGCCTGAGTGGCTCCGCTATCTAGGATGCGCTTGGCTCGTTGGCCGTTCGTGGCCTCGCCGAACAGCTCCTTCTCGATCTCGGCCATCGGGTCTTCTTGCGTCATAGTGGGCACCTCCTCGTACCTCTATTATATATGGGGTCCTAACGGACGCACAACGGTACGGTTGCACACGGTAACACAAGGCTTTTGCCACATCGTAACACAAGGCTTTTGCCAGAATGCCAGTCAGCCCTAGGGTCTTGAAGAAATCGAATTTATAAACTAAAATATAGTTATAATAAAAAAAAAAAAAAAAAAAAAAAAAA